TGAACCGTTGTTGTGTCAACGAATTTTAAATTCAATGAATCAAGAATCGCCTGCACGGTAACATCATCGGCATGATCGATCAAACGATAAGCCGCTCGGGCGTTGCCTTCCCATTTCTTAAGGATCTTATTCCATATGAAACCCGCACGAATGACCGTGTCTTTTTGGTCAATCGTAAGGTTCGCAATAAACGAGTCGTTTGCATGCTGAAGCTTAAGCATTCGTTTCCCTTAAGTTTTTATTAAAAATGTCTTTACTTGATTCATAGTTTTAAATTATCTTAGTTCAAACGTCAAACATTATTTAAAGAAAAATTTATTTTATCTAAAGGGGGATAAAAAATGTTCACACTTCAAATGTATATAGAACACAAAGGCACCGCCGTGGTTGCAAGGGAACTCGATATTGAGATCATGACCGTTCTCAATTGGAAAAATTTCAAGCACGCACCCAAGCCGCATTCAGCGGCAAAGATGATCGAACTTACGAATGGGCTTCTTACTTGGGAGTCAATCTATAAGCCTTTTGTTGACAACAATAATGAAAAGCAACTTGAACTTGATTTCGGAAACCAAAAAGAAAAATAAGGAAATAAACTATGGACACTTTAGAACAAGCGAAACGCTTGCACGACATGGGATTCGCCTTGTTGTGGTTGTATCCGAAATCGAAAAGACCGATCGGGGACAATTGGACTGAAGGCGAACGGAAGTCATGGGACAAGCTTCAAAAAGAATATAAGAAAGCAATGAATGTGGGTGTCCGTTTAGGAACGCCGTCAAAATTTTCCGACGGGTCTTATTTATGCGTTCTTGATTGCGACGTGAAATCAAGTGACCCAATACATTTAAAGGAAATGGAAAAGGCTTTGATGTCTTTTTGTCCTTCACACGAATTTGCACCGCGAGTGTTATCAGGTAGGGGCGGCGGATCTTGTCACTTTTATTTTAGAACAAAGAAACCACAACAATCGTTCAAGGCGATTCGTTCAGGTCATAAGGTCAAAGTATTCATGCCATCGGTAGAAGCTTCTAAGGGCGATCGTGAAGGCTTAACGGAAGATGAAATCAAAGCAGGATATCGAATGCGTCTTGCTTGGGAAGTTGATGTTTTCGGAGAAGGGAAACAAGTCGTTGTCCCGCCGTCAACACACCCTGATTCACTGAAGCCTTATGTGTGGGAAATCGCCCTTCGTGACTACGAAGCAATACCGTTGCATGAGAACTTCACGCCGACAAAAGTTCGACTTATAAAGAAGAGTGAAAAGGAAATTAAGTTCACCGACGTTGATCTTTTTTCAACTCCGGTGTCGGAAAAGTTTTTCAATCTTATCACATCGGGTGAAGGCTTCGCGAACTATCCTTCACGGTCTGAAGCTTTGTTTGCATCCTTAAACGCCCTTATATATGCCGGGCTTTCGGATGAACAAATATTTTCCGTGTTGACCGATGGGTCTTATTTCATGAGTGAAAAACCGCTTGAAGCGGGGAAGGGCGATCCGGTCCTTGCGGCGAAATGGCTTCAAAATCAAATTGATAAAATAAGAAGTGAAATGTCCGCGGAATCATCATTCAAAGATCTTGCAATTGTGGATGACCTAGATGAACTTCTTGCCTTGTCACCTGAAGAAATGGCGGCACAAGAAGAAGAACTTGTTTCATGGGTGTCACGCCTTGAGAGATCACGAACCGGATATAAGAACACGGCTTATAATATGTATTTGATTCTAAAAAATTTGAATGCCGACTCTCCGACCGATCAATGCGTCTTTGCTTATGATGAATTCAATCAATCAAACATCTACACGTTCGTTCCGCCTTGGGGATCTCAAAATGATGTCGGTCGTGAACTTACGGATCTTGATGACATTCGAATTCAAACATGGCTTTCGCGTGAATGGGGGATCGAAACAAGTGAACAAAAAATTTCATCACTCACGCTTCAGCTTGGAAAAGAAAATTCATTTCATCCGGTTCAACGATACTTGAAGTCGCTTAAATGGGACGGCAAAGAAAGACTAAACACTTTATTGACTCATTATTGTGGTGCCGTTGGTGACACTCGCTATCTTGCGGACCTTGGAAGAAAGTTTTTGACGGCGGCGGTTGCCCGGGTGTTTGAACCGGGGATCAAGTTCGATCATATTCTTATCTTAGAAGGTGATCAAGGGATCGGGAAATCAACCTTTGTTCGATTCCTTGCGGGTCAATGGTATTCCGATTCACTTGGGGACATATCGAACAAAGACGTTGTTGATAATATGCGGGGGCGTTGGTTGATTGAACTTGGGGAACTTGCTTCAATGAATCGTGCGGAAGCAAATGAACTAAAAGCCTTCGTCACAAGACAATGGGACATCACTCGAAAGGCATATGGGAGAAGGGCACAATCTTATCCTAGGCAATGCGTATTCATCGGGACAACCAATGACGATGAATATTTAAAGGATGCAACGGGCGGGCGTCGCTTTTGGTGTGTGAAGACCACAAAATTTTTGTTCGAAGAACTTCACAACGATCGTGATCAATTGTGGGCGGAAGCATATTTCAACTATCAATTGGGTGAAGTTTTATACCTTGATGATCCTGAAGTTCGGATGATCGCGGAAGAAGAACAATCCGGTCGCTATGCGGTTGACGAAATCCAAAGCAAGATCGAAAAGGCTTTAGAGAGTGAAAACGTGCCGGACAAGTTTTCCTTTGAAGACATATGGGCACAACTTCAAGTTGAAACCGACGTGACATCGCGATCGAAGATTTGTGACTATTATATGCAACAAAGAATTAAGAAAGCTTTGCGTTCGATCGGATGCCCTAAGATCCGGGCACGTGAAGACGGTCGTGCAAAATACTTTTGGCTTAAAAAGGTGCCGCAATCAATGTTCGACACCGGGGCGATGTATAAGCTTTATTAGTGTACTAGGTGAAGCTAAAATGTGCCATGTTGTACTAGGTGAAATTTTAAGACCGCCCTTGAGGCGGTCTTTTTTTTTCTCAATTGTCCCATGCCGTACTAGGAGTGTACTAAGTAAAATGAATATCACTTGGGACAACTTAAATTCTTAAAATCAAAAAACTTTTAATTATATTGTCCTAGTGTACTAGGTGAAATTGTATATATTATAAAAATGTAAAAATTTAGTGAAATTTTATTGAATCAGATACTAATAGTGTATTGATTGATGTAATTTATAGACTATATAGAAATCACTTGGGACATGGTACACATCTAGTACACCTAAAATTTTTAAGCCGTCGGCTTCATATTTTGTGGTATCCCCCCGCCCCCTTCAAAAACTTCACATCAAACAAATTCTTACTTCAATCGACAAAACAAACCGGGATTGATAACTTCACCTTTCAAAAATTTTAAAGGACATGAAGGAATGGAATTCATATCACGAAGAATCGGTTCGCTATCGACAAGCGACCTGAACGATTTAAGAAGTCAAAAGATTTCACAACTCGAAGAAGCTTATCAAACAAGACAACCGGAAAAAGACATCGACCTTTTGACCGCGACGATTGATTCGATTGACGTTGAGATCAAACGTCGCAAACCAATTGTTCGACGTTTGAATAATAGTCGCAAACTTGCGTTGATTGTGGGTCCTTATCCCGTCACGTTTGTTTCGGGATCATTCATGATGAATGACTTGTCATTTCGTGTTCATAAGTTCGACAATCTAAGAAAGGCAATCACATTTGTCTTTGAAGGAAATATATGAAGAATTTTATGTTGATTATTTTTAGGCAAAACAATGTTGCACAAATCCCGCTGAACACTATTGAAGCGGCTTATGCAATCGTTCGAATCGTTGAGCGTGCGGAAGGCACGGTGAACTTTCAAATCACTTCATTGAAAGGGATATGATGACACACGAATTGACGATTGCCGGATTCATTTTTTATTGTGCCGTGCTTGTCATCCTTGGATATATCCTTCAATGAAAGAAGCAAAGTTCACAACCGAGATCGTAAGGTCGATTCGATATCATGGCGGATGGGCATACAAGATCCCGGATGCACCCATCACAAAAGAGATCTTGAAGATCACACGCTTCACGAACGCAAAGCCGTGTGACATTGTGGTGTCATATGAATCGAAGTTTATTGGCGTCGAGACAAAACAATTCAAAGAATGGAAGGCGTTGTCGATAAGAGATTTTAGACCCGAGCAAATCACGGGAATGGACAATATAATTCATTCAGGCAAAGGAAGGGCGTTTGTGTTTCTCAATATTCGAATAAGAAAGCCTTATGAGAACCGCCTTTTAATTTTCGATTGGGCAACATGGGGACCGATCATAAAAAAGAAATCAGTGTTCGCAAAGGATCTTAAGATCCGCCCGCACTATGATTCCTTCATTCACAAAGAGAAAAGAATTTTCGATTTGACTGAATGGACTATGTTGCTTTAAGGTTGAAACCATATGAACAAACCAAAAACTTTTCGAAGACCTAAACGAAGGAACAAACGCACGAAGGTCGTTTCATCCGTGAATGAAGAAGTCGCATTGACATTGGAAATGCTCGGCTTTCATGTTCCTTCATTGATCGAAGAATTGTTGTCGAACGTATCGGGACAACGCCGTTGTCCTTGTTGTGGACGTGAAGTGCGTCCGCTTATAACGGGAAGGAAGATAAAAGAATGAATGCGAATAAACATAACTTAAGATGCGGATGCGGTTCCACTGATTTTGAATTCATCGGTGTTCAAAACATCCCTAGTATTCAAATCAAGACGAAGTTCATTGCACTTGATTTATTTAATTGCTTAAATTGTGGGACGACAAAATCCGTTCGTGTATATAAGAAATGTTCTTGCGGGAAATCCGTTTATATGAATCAAAGAAAATATTGTTCAAAAGAATGTTATGAACCCGCCATGAAAAAGTCGTGGCAAAACAAAGCCAACGTGTCATATGCTCAACATGTGTCAAAACAAGTTGATAAACAAAAATCCGACACGACTTGTCAATCCCCGGTGTAAGTTTCGACTTGCCATTTCACAATTTTTTCTTGAAGATTTCTTTAGAGAACAACCACAAAAGGAGTTTTGCGAATGGCAAATCAATCAAATCGTTCTAGTCGAACAAATCAATCAATCAATTCTGAAGCACCCAATGAACCAATAAACGCGGTTCAAGAATCGTCGGGTATCAAACGAAACATGACGGGGAAAAAAGAGATCTTCACGGATCTTTATAAGTTGAGTGTGGCAAAGGTCATCAAGTATGAAGGATGGGACGAAGCCAACGAACACCCGGAAACACATCCGAATAAATTTTCAACATGGGAACACACGCACCCATTTCGTACATTCGATAAGAAGGGCGATAAGATGAACACATGCACGCCGATCGGCGGACACTTTCACCTTATTGAATGGGAAGAATCAAAGAACCCGGATGAACCGCCTATGATCAAATCGGTGTCGGGTCCTATGGTCATGTCACGACAAAAAGTTCGCGGGCGTTTGACTATGGTTCCGGTGCATGCAAATGACTATGACGATCACACACATGACGTTGAATATATCCGATCAAGCAAGATTGAATTCAGTACGACGAACGTCGAAGCGGCAAAGGTTATCGCATTTGAATCATCAAAGACGGCACCGTTGTCCGGCGTTGAAGTGAGATAAGAATGCTCGGTGAAGGTTTAAGAACAATCAAGCCTGAACAAGTTCGCAATCAAGTCCAATGGGATAAACTTGAAGGCGTAGTCATCTTGGGTCTTGCAAAGAAAGGCGAATCAAATATTCTTCATATGTCCACGGTGACGGTTGAAGAACTTGCATTCCTTTCAAAGCAATTGGACGCACATGTGACTTGCCTTCTTGGACCTATGAAGGAAGTGTGATATGGAATCGTGTGAACACCATATTCCCGTTGTTAAGGCGTGCCCGTGGTGCAAACGTCCGGCACAAAAAGAAAACTATTTTTCAACAATCAAAACATATTTTCAATTCTATCAAATTGAGTTCAACAATTTTGTGAATCGGTTTGCACATAAATCACGCGGACCCGCGGCAACCACATACATCGTTCAAGATTTGAACGGTGAAATATATTGGGAGTTCCAAGGACCACGTGAAATCGTCGTGAAGAATATTAAAACGGTTTTATCTCGAATCGAGAAGGAAGGTCAAAATGCTACGGCATCAAATTAAATTGTGGTTTGAAGAAGCGGTCAAGCTTGACGTTGAACACCCACGTGAATTGAAGGACACACTTCTTCGCGGACATCCTAAGCTTGAAATGTTCTTCGATAAACTTACGGGTGAAGTTCTTAAAGCTGAAGAGATTTGCAAGAAGAAAGGCGTGACACTTCAAAAGAAAACAATCCAAGACTTCACATATGACATGACAAAATATTTCATGCAAGGAATGGAAGGTGAAGCGAGAAGAAGACATGAAACGGATCTTCAAAAGTTTTATCGTGAACAAGAAGAAAAGAAACACAAAGAATTCGACAAAGTTCTTGCGGGCGATGTGAAAGGCACGGACTTTGAAGATGCGGGATTGATCACAAATGACAAAATCGATAAACAAAGAGAAGCGGCAATCAACTAAGAAAGTCGCTTCTAAAAATAAAAAGAAAGCACCCAAGAAGGTAGCGAAGAAAGAAGAGAAGAAAGGAGAGCTCCCGGGACTTGAAACACCTGAGCAGCCTTTATTCTACTATGGACCGCCGCCCGCGATTCGGGCTTTATATAAGAAGCTTGACTTCGACAAAGACTTTCACCCGGAAGATCTTCTTAAGCATATGCAAGAAGGATCAACACGATCCGAAATTTGTGCGGCTTGGGGAATCACATATTCAAAATTCAATGAATGGCTTGAAATATATCCTGAACTTGCCGAAGCTTATTCGGTCGGGAAGCCTGCTTATGATGCCTATTATAAAAGATCACTTCGATTGTCCGCATTCGGTCAATTGAAAACGGTTCGTGAAGGATCGTTGTTCTTTATGCTGAAGAATGTGGCGGGCTTTGATGAAGGCGGCGGATCTCATGAATTCAACGATGGGATGGGTGCCGAACTTGAATTTGTCGATGACGAATGATAAGATGAAAGTCCTTGAAGACATAGCCGTCTTTCATTGTGGTCATCGTTGAAATATTTAAAAGTTATACGATGATAGTGTGAAAGGCGGTTTTATTGCAACGATATAAAATAAAATACAAGCAAAATAGACATCAAAGAGAGTTCCACACGGATCTTATTTCTCGTTTTCTTCATTTGTCCACGGGCTTCGGGGGCGGGAAGACTTACGGTCTTGTGATGAAAGCTTTGCAGTTGTCGCAATTGAACGCACCTTATCCGGGCGGACTTGTATGTCCCGACTTCCAAGAATTCAAGAAAGACGTTCTTCCCGAAATGGAATCAATTCTTCTTCGAAATAAAATACCTTACAAGTATCATAAGACCGATCATTATTTCACCTTCCCGTGGTCACAAGGGAAGCTTTATATTGTGAGTGCGGACAAGCCGATCCGCGGACCCAATTGGGCATATGCACTTATCAACGAAGTCACATTGATTCCGCTTTTAAAATATAAAGAAGTGATCGGGCGTGTGCGTGTGAAGAAAGCGAAGATCCCGCAAGTTTGTTCAGTGGGGACACCTGAAGGATACGCATCGGAATACTATGACTATTTTATCGAATCGCCGCCGAAGCTTATGCAAGACAAGCTTCGAATCATTTACGGTGCGACCGATGACAACGCCGACAACCTTCACGAATTTTATCTTGAGAACTTAGAATCGGCTTATGATAAAAAAATGATTCAAACATTCCGCGACGGTTTGTGGGTCAACATGACCGACAATCTTTTTTATTATTCTTACAATCCAAGAATCAATCACGATGAAACAATCGTTCGCGAAGATTGGGATCAATTTCATGTCTCAATGGACTTCAACGTCGATCCGTTTTGTGCGACGATATGGGGTTATGACGGTTATTCTTTAAGCGGCATTGATCAAATTGAATTGAAAGGGTCCGACGGCTATCGAACGGAAAACATGATTCAAGCATTGGTTGCCCGGGGATATCGACCGAATAACACGGTCATATATCCCGATCCTGCGGGGAAGGCGAGATCGACAAAAGGGCTTCCCGACGTTACAATCTTAAGAAATGCGGGATATGAAGTGCGTGTGAAATCCGCCGCACCTTCTTTTCGTTCCCGTCAACTAAACGTGAACAACCTTCTTGACAAAGGTTTGATCAAGTTTCACCCGCTGAAATGCAGGGGATTAAAGAAAGATTTTGAAGCCGTCGAACAAAATATTTTGACGTTGGAAAAGATGAAAGACAATCCGGCGTTGACACACTTTTCGGACGGATTAGACTATATGTGTGACATATTATTCCCATTTAGCGGAAACGCGAAAGCAACAACGACAACAAGGATAAGATAAAATGAGAATCAAAAATGAAAACGAACTTTTAAAAATCGAGATAAGAAAACAATTGATTGATGAGATCGAAGGGCGTGAAAACCTTATGCGGAAGTTTGAAGCATATAAACGCTATCAATGCTATAAAGATAAGACTTCTCACTATGTTGTTGAACTTCTTTTAAGACAATTCGAACCGGACACGGTTGAAGAAATGAGATACGCCCTTTCGAACATTTCAATCGTGAAGAAGGTTATCGATAAGCTTGCACGCGTTTATTCAAACGGCGTTGACCGTTCGATCAATGGCGATGAAGAAGCCACAAAGAAACTGAAGACGCTTGAGAAAAGACTTGATGTGAATACCGCCGTCAAGAAGGCGAATCGATTCTTGAAACTTCAAAAGAATGTGGACTTATTCGTCAAGCCTTGCCCGGTAACAACGGACGGCATTCTTCAATGGACTATCAAGCTTGAAGCGTTCCTTCCATTTCTTTATGATGTTGTGGAAGATTACTATGACCGAACGAAATCAATGTGCGTGGTCCTTTCGGACTATCAACCGCCTTCAACATCGCTCGCAAATATGGACGGTCGAAGAAGCCCGGTTCCGCTTGCAGGCAATCCGAATCCGATAGCGGACGGCAAAGATCAAAAAATTGCCGATAGTGCCGCCGATCAAAGACAAGATGGGGCGTGTGAAAAAACTTATATTTTTTGGTCAAAGAATTTTCACTTCACTTGTGATTCAAAAGGACAAATTATCCCGGATGAAAACAACCCGGGCAATTTAAATCCGCTTAAAATATTTAATCACATCAACTTTGCAATCGATCAAGACGGTGCCTTTTGGGCGGAAGGCGGCGGCGATCTTATCGACGGTGCAATCTTAATCAACGCTTTGATCACCCACACCACACACGTCGGGACCGTTCAAGGATACGGGCAATTTTATATGACGGGGGAAAATCTTCCGCGATCGGTGAAAGTAGGACCGACAAAAGCAATCATCGCCGAATATAAGAAAGATGAACAAGCCGAGCCTAAAATGGGATTCTTAAACGCAAATCCACAACTCGATTCGCTTCGCGGTCTTATTGAAATGTATATCGCTTTATATCTGACAACGAACAACCTATCAACGTCCGGCGTATCGACTCAACTCTCCGGCGGTCAAACACTTCCTTCAGGGATCGCATTGATCTTAGACAAAGCGGAATCACTTGAAGACATTCAAGATCAACGTCAAGTCTTCATCGATAAGGAACCCGACATGTGGGAAGCCGTCAACAAGATTTTAAAAACATATGATCAAAGTCTTGTGGAAGAATTGAAAGGTCTTCAGTTGCCGGATGATTTCAAAAATAATTTCAATATCAAGTTCAATGATCCGACACCTATCATGTCGGAAGCTGAAAAACTTGGAAACATGAAATTAAGAAAAGAACTAGGCATCGACACCATGTTGTCGTTGTTGATGAAAGATGATCCGACACTTGATGAAACACAAGCGGAAGAGAGATTGAAAAAACTTATCGAACAAAGAATCAAGGAAAAAATGCTTGAAGATGAAGCCCAAAAAGAAATGGGGATCGACTATGAAGACGGCGAAGATATGAACGAAGATCCGATGAAAGACAACGAAGATCAAATAAGTGTTGATCCGGCGGTTGAAGATCAAACAAATGTTGATCCTTCAAATAACACGCCGACCGTTGGGAAAACTGCGGGCACGCAAGACAATGTTCAACAACAAGCCCTAAACGGTGCCCAAGTCACTTCACTTGTGGACATCGTCGAGAAAGTTGCGGCGGGCACGCTTCCACGTGATTCGGCGAAGAATATGATCATGCTTGCGTTCAACGTATCGGATGCGGATGCCGAAAGTGTTCTAGGCGGTGCGGGCGGATCATTTAAGATTGAACCACAACCAACGACACAAAACGTGAATGTGAACCCACAAGGGAACTTAAATGAAGATAACCAACAAAACAATCAATGAGGGTGAAACTTCAGTCGAGATTGATTTATTCGAAGGGCTTTCTTTAAAGAAAGCCACGAAGAAAAGAATTCAAGAAGAAGTCGGTTCTTATCTTGTTGAACAAACACTTGTTTCAATGGCGGAAAAGAAAAGCCCCGTTCAAGGGGCACCGAACTTCAAACCGCTTTCAAAACAATATAAGAAAAGAAAGCTTGAAGAAGTAGGATCGGGCGAAGCGAACCTTGAATTCGATGGGCTTATGAAAGACGAAACGGATTTCGAACCAACGGAAAACGGAATCGCGATCGGTGTGTTCGGCGATCGTGCAGGGGCGGCGGACGGACACAACAACCTTTCGGGGAAGTCTCAACTTCCGCTTCGACAATTTATTCCCGATATTGGACAAAGTTATAAAAAGAAAATCACGCAAGAAGTTCAACGGATCATTGCCGATATTGTGGCGGAAGAAAGTTCTTTCAGTGTTTCCGATTTTCGCGGGATCAATACGAAGAAAGCTTTATATGAAAAGCTTGCCGAATTATTCGGACCTATGCCGAAAAGCGAACTTCAACTTGCAGTTTTTAGGAATGAAGATCTTACGGATCTTTTAAAAGACTTGGACCTTCTCGGCTTATTGTAAGGGGGACAAATGTTCAAAGTGAAAATCAAATCGAGCATAACGAAAGAAGCAAAACTTCGGCTTCAAAAAAGCGTTGATGAACAATTCATTTCCGATCTTCAACGTGATGTTGTGGATAATGAAATAAAAAGATTGATCACCGCCGGCGTTTCCCCGGTTCAAAGTGTGGAAGGCGGAAGACGTTTCAAAGGATATAAAAATCCCGATTCATATCCCGCAAAGAAAAAAGCAAAACGTCCGGTGAATCTTTCTTTAAGCGGACAAATGCTTCAATGGTATAAAGCGATAAAAGTCAGCGGTGTCCGGTTTGCTTTAGGTATCCCAAGGGAAGCACCAAAAGACGTGAAGGTCCGGGCGGAAGCCAACAACGAAGGAACGGTGAATGAAAACGGTCAAGTTGCTATCGCGGCACGCCGCTTCATCCCGCTTCGCGGTGAATCTTTTAATATTTCAGTCATGCGAAAGATAAAAAATCTTTACGCACAAAGAATAAAAACACTATTATTGAAGAAGTGATTGCGGTGCAATCACCGCACGTCAAGACGTTCTTCGTGCGAAAATGGACTTTAAAAAGGAGAAGGCGAATATGCCACACACACAACACGTGCCGAATCCGGCACCACAAGACCCGAATGTTGATCCGAATGCTTTAGTAAATCCGAACCCGGTCCCGCCGATTGATGACGTTGCCGATAGAATAAAAAAGGATATGCTCAAGTACAAAGACGAAGCCGCACAACTTAGGGCACAAGTCGAAGACATGAAACTTCGTGGGCACAAGGAAAAAGAAGATTGGAAAACGGTTGCCGAACACCATGAACAAAAGGCGAAGGAATATGAACAAAAGTTCCACGGTCTTAAAGACGGCTTGATCAACGAAAAGAAAATTTCCGCTTTAGTTATTGAAGCCCAAAAACAAGGGATCAATCCCGCTTCATTGCCGGATCTTGAACTTCTTGACTTTGAAGAAGTTTCGGTTGAAACTACTTCTACGGGCAAGATTCTTGTGACCGGACAAGATAGGGCAATCGCAAAGCTGAAGACGCTTCGACCTCATTGGTTTTCAAATAGTGTCCCAAGCGTGAACCCATCAACGCCGAATGTGCGAACACCTTCTTCCGATATTGTGACCGTGGCGGACTTAAACAACGCCGAAGCAAATTGGAAAAAGTCAAAATCCGAATCGGATAAAAAAATCTATTTTGAACTTATTCAAAAATATAAGTCCCAAGGCGGGGCTTAAAACATTTTAAGGAGTGATATTTTATGGCAAACGCATACATGACAACCGCAACGGAAACTTCGGCGATCGTACCTGAACAATGGTCGGCAAAATATTATGACGTTCTTCTTGCGGAACTTCCTTTCAATTCTCTTATTTCGAGAGACTACGAAGGGGACATTTCGAATCTTGGGGACACTGTAAACATTTCTTCAATCCCTGAATTCGCGGATGCGACTGAACTTCCTGAAGCGGACGCGGCGGATGCGGATTCGGTAACAATCGGATCTCAAGCTTTAGTTATCAACAAAAGAATCGTGAAAGACTTTATTGTAACAAATAAAGCACTTCTTCAATCAATCCCATTTGTGGACAAATTGAAAGAACTTGCGATTTATTCAATTCAAAAGAAAATTCAATCATTGATCATTTCATTGACGGTTCCTTCAGCGGCACCGGATCACACAATCGCGGCGGTTACTCCGGGAACTTTCGCACTTGCGGACATCCTTGCTATGAAAGAACTTTTAGACAACCAAAATGTTCCAATGAGTGAACGCCACCTTGTTATGGGTGCGGGTCCTTTAAATGATGTTTTCAACATCACGGGCTTCACTTCTTCGGATTTCGTAGCAAGCGGATCACCGCTTCAATCGGGTCAACTTCCTGCTCAACTTGTGGGATTCATGCCACATTTTACAACGGTTGTTGGTTCGACTGTTTACGGATTCCATAGTTCATATTTCACAATGGCTTCTCAACAAGGGATGGCAGTTGCCGAGTACGATCTAGGTGTTGAAGGTCGTCGTGCGAAAAGAGTAAACTGCGACACTCTTATCGGTATGAAACAACTTGACGGGAAACGCGTTGTTACACTTACGGTGTAAGAAAATTTTAGGAAATAAATAAACGGGGCGGGTGTTGAAAGACGCCCGCCTTTTTATTTTTGAGGGGTGAAAATGCTACCGAATACAACAAGACTAAGATTCGTCAAGGCAAAAAAACCGGAAACGATTCAAGCGTTTTGTGATAACTTAGACAAAAGAATTGAGATCAAAAGCATTGTCAAAGACGGTGACTTTTGGGTCTTATGGTTTATCCCCGACGACAAAAGAAATGACGTCCGATCGGGCACTTTAAAGGAAGTATCAAATGCAAGAACAAGTAAACAATGAAGAAACAATGGTTGAATCACAAGTTGAACAACCAAAAGAAGAGAAGAAAGAATCACTTGTTTCGGTCGCACCTAGGCACATCGGAAAAGCGAAAATCAAAAAGGGACCGTCATACGACGATCTTCAAAAAACGAAGGCAATCGCCGACGTGAAGTTGTGGTCGCAAAGAGTTCTTGAATCACAAATCGCTTCAAAGATTTGTCCGAAAGAAATGAAAGAAGCGTGCGAAGCTGAACTAAAAGCAAGAAAAGAAAAAAGAGAAAAGATTTTAAAT